GGGAGGTGCACTGCGAGAGTGCACCTCCGGGGTCGCCCCCAGAGGTGAACTTCACCTCCCCCACGGCTTACCTTCAAGCCGTGCCCATCCCCCTAAAAGGGACGGACCCACCTACGTTTGATGTCGACGGACGTAGGCCGTCCCGCACGCTCCAAGTGCCCTTCCTGGTGGGGGTCAACCCCACGTTTTAGGAAGAACTTGAGCAGGGCACCCGCTCCTGACAGCTTGCTATCAGGGAAGCGAGACTTCACCACATACCCCTTTACTAAGGGAGCATGAGTGAATTCACAATTCCTGTCGACCTGGTAGTCGAGGAAGGTGTGTTTGCCCAAACTAGGAGATGTAGGATGCACATAGGGCAAATCCAAAAACTTGTCCAACATGTCATCCAGGTACCGTGCAGTCTTCCATAACCCATGTGAAAACATGTTGTTACGGAGGGCCACAGCGGAAACCAACTCCTCAACGTGCGACCGTCGTGAAGGAAGTACACGACGAACCTTGACAACTGAAACGTCAAGGCCGTTGTAGTACTCCTTGCCACAAGACTCCCGGAACTTACCGTTCCAGAAAGACTTGTCGCGCCCTACCTTGAACCCAAAAAATTCAAGGGTCGCCACGACAGTAGAAACCGTGTCTTTGGGGATGATAATATCATCACCAAAGATGCGCACTCTACCAACGTGATCATAAAGATCACGTTTGGTAAGACGATGTCCTAGGCTCTTCTCAATCCCCATGAAGCAAACCGTCAAAAAGACGAATGCCTCGAAAGGAAAGCAGAGAGCCGAACCCATCGACGCGAACTTGGCAAGGCGTTGAACGCCAAAACCAGGCACATCAGCCTTCCGTGAACGCGTAGCATCAACGGCTTGGAAAAGCCAGGGATGGTTACGCAGTAAGTCACGTACATGCTGATTCGAGACTCGATCGGATGCTTGTGAAAGGTCAAGCGTGGCGAGATCGCCATGCAAGGACCCTCTCTGAGCCATGACCTGATTACTGATCTGGTCATCAAATCCGATGAAGCGGTAGAGTAGAAAGTTCTCTCTAACGCCTCCAACGATCTTCTCCAATAGAGCCTGCTGCATGTATTGCATGGCAGTAGGCTCGATGGCGATGATTCGAGGAGTCTTGAGCGTTTTAGGAACCGTGATGACCCTAACGGGCATCTCGGCGCCGGGTTCGAGGATGTTAACACGCTGGGCGTCTCTCCAAAAGGAGTAGGACGGGAGTAGGAACTCTACGGCTGGAAAGAGATTCTCCAGTCTGCGAGGCCAATCCACCTGGTTATACTTCTGATTGCCTTTAAGGCGGTCAGCCGTAGCACCAGGACCGTGGCGTGGAACGAGATCCCCATCATAGACTGCCTTGTCTATTGATGAGAACAGCTCGGCATACAAGAGCGATGAGATGCGCCTGAAATCAGAACGCACCCCTTCAGTCATGAGCCGATCATGGACTCGAACATCCTGCTCACACTGCATGAACTCCTGGAACGCGTTACGCACGCGAGCAGGAGCACATGGCAACTCTATCTTGCTAAAAAGCAGCGTAAGCTGCCGTATAGCTTGAATCGAGTCGACATGCGGATCAGGCAGTAGGACACCGTCACTGGAGAACACACGACTAAGGAAACCCGATAGAAATATCGGGAGACCAGCCTTTCGCTTAAAACCAGCGAAAAGGTTAGAGTCCACATAGCCCTGTTCAAGACCTTTTTGGAGGTCTTTGCAGAACTGTGGAAGAGTTATCGTCAAAAACGACAACCCCTCGTGTGTAACTCGATCCGTGACTGTTTTGTAGTCACGGTCAGTGCTGGTTTGACACCAACCGCCAACTTCGTTGGCGGCCATTTGCCAGAGCAACATTAGGCTTTTCAACTCTCCTCCTTAAAGAGGTAGTAGTTCCCAAGCCGTGTTGCCTATCCGAGATGACGAAAGACAGTTAGCTTTCGCCACCCAGGAGCTGCGTGACCTTGGAGCCCGAGGACGCGGTGAGATAGGCGATGAGCCCATCCACCACGTACTTCGCCTCCGTGATCGTGTAGCCCTGGGGCGGAACGTCGACCACGACCGTGCACGACATCGATACGCGCTCGTTGCGCGTGGTGTCGAACGGGTTGGCGGCGATCTTCGTGTCCGTGAACTTGATCGCACGGCGGGTACGCTTGCCGTACTGATGCGAGATCACGAGACCGTTGGTCCCGTCGTCCTGCGTGAACTGACCGGTGTTGATTCCGGATCCGGTTCGCGGCATGGACTGAGCGACGGAATTCACCGTGATGCTCTGCGGATCGGCGAATGCCACGGCAATCGCTCCTTTCTTTCGTAGCGTTAATAGCTACGGTCGCAATGGCTTACTGAAGTTGCCATCATTTGCGCTTGGACAAACCAAGGGCAGCAATGATGGACAGCTGGAATTGACTGAAGGAGTCAAAATCCAGCCCAAAACCGAAGGGTGTGGCCTTACGACGGCGCTTCACACTTGTTGTGAAAACCTGTGTAAGGTCAGGGATGACCAGACCCTTAAGGGCTACATCCCTCATGCGGTATGTGGCGGTAATCGTGGATTTTTCCATGATATACCCATACGGCATGACAAGGCCATCCTGAGCGAACTGGCTGACATTGTGGAGTAAATCTCCAGTATTGCCAAACCAGTCGGCGGCCCAGCTCCAGGGGGTAAGGTTCCAGATAACCTCTGGGGTGATCTTAACGCCATACAGTTTCTGTAGGCGCTGCAGGTCACGCTCGAATGCACTCGCACTTGGAGAGTTTACATCCAAGTAATAAACGAATGCACCCGAGAACCAGCGGCGACGCTTTACCTCTATATGACGGTAAAGCGTACCTTGACCGGAAGGGTACCCATCCTGCCAGAGTTGTGCGGCAGTGGGACCACCCCCGATGGGGTGGTTTGCAACACTGTCATCGAGCACAACTTCTGTAGTCTCAGGAAAGTAGTAGCGTCTTCTGACGTGACGTCCGGCATCTCTCTGGAATTGCTTCCAGATCTTGTCGGAGTTCTGAAGGGCTGAAAGCCACTTCTTAAAGTCAGAAACCATCGGAGCCCAACCGAACTGATAATTGAGATACTCACTACCTGCTCTACTAGAGAGCGGGCGGCCAGTACTCTTGAACAGATCGGACCCGATGACCTTGGGAAAGCCCTCGCGAAGTTCGCCAAGGGCAGTAGCAAGGCCTGCTACTGGATTTGTGGGAAGAACACGCGATATAGCGGTAGTCCCCGCAGCATCCAAATCAGAATCATCTGATGCGGATATCTCCGGGAAGACGCTAATGTTGTTGTTCTCCAGATAGGTGTAAGGGTAGAGTGTCCCCTCGAAGTAGAAATTACCTCCGAAGAATGGCGACTCGACCTTCACACGCTTGCAGTTGTCCCAATAGGACGACTTCTGGGTGAGAAACTCACCCCCCAAATCCTCAAACGTTCCGCTTTTGCGGAACGGATGACCTTCCGACTCAGTGGTCTGAGATCCTGTCAACAAATAATTGGACTGCTGCTCGTACTCCCAAGAAGGGAGATTCGAGTTGCGATATCCAGTCACACTCTTTGAACTCCTATGATGGATTTCTCGAGTGCGGATCGTTGACATCTGAGACAAGCTCCAATCGGATTTTGGTAGATGAGACTTCATGCACTGCGTGAAGGGTGTGTCATCCAGCACGGGAGGCCCCTAGG